GGAGCAGTGTAAGAGTGTCGTTTGTCGTAGTCATGAGGGCATATTAATCGGTAGCGATTTAACTGTCAAGCTTTTATTTATTTATTTTACGGAGGCATGCTTGGCAGGTGACAGGGTCATGGGTTGTGTGAGTAACCCTTTTCTTTGCATACTTGAAACCTACGTAATTATTATGGCACAGAATGTTACCATCAGCCATACAGGCATGGATCTTTGATTTGTTTATGATCCTATCCTTATCGTCATTCATAGTCCACCAGATGTTGCGCCTATTATATAGGCAGATGGGTTATTATAGTCTGGTAGGAGAATATTACAAGGTTTTTATTTGAGCATCTAGGCTAGATGCAGCCCGAGCATCTAGCAATGGAGCAAAACTCTCTACATCTAGCCTAGATGCTCCGAGCATCTAGGCTAGATGCTTCTAGCGGTATTGTTTGTTAGGTCTGTAGCGGTTAGAGTTTGTTAGCAATCGCTAGATGCTCATTTTACGACAGGTACCGACATTTGAGGACATTTAGTAAAATTCGTCGCAAACCCGCTGTCAGTATGGGTTTGCGAGCCGAGGACAAGTGCGACATGAAAAAATCCCTATACCGGCGTATATTACATATTCCCCCTCTACGTGCATTGTTGTTAGGCACTACTCTCTCTTATTTTATTCTCTACTAAATATAGTAAACCAAATGTCCAAGTGTCCGATCCTTGCTGGTAGCGGGTTTGAGTGCTGCATTTGGCAGATGTCCGCAGATGTCCGCAGATGTCCTCAGATGTCCTCAGATGTCCTGGGATATCACCATCCTTGTGTTAGTATCGCTTGACATCCCCTTATGAATGTGTATAGTGCTGATTTGAGGAGGAAAATATGCCTGGTGGAAGACCTACAAAATATAAAGTTGAATATTGTGACCTTGCTGAGACAATTCTCGCTGGAGACAAACCGTGGTGCGAAGTAGCTAGGATACTCATGGTTTGCGAGAATACTTTGGATAATTGGAAGCGAGAACACCCTGAGTTTTTGAGCGCATATAACCGAGGAAGAACTGCTGGACGTGCGGAATTCCTCAAGAAAGTGAAGTCTGCTGCCTGGGGAGAATCGGAGTTTATAGTGAATAACGGAATGGTGAGCCTGCTCGCAATCAACCAGTACGGCTTGATCAGTAAGAAAGCTGAGGAGAAGAGCCAGATCGATATGACTACAAACATATCCCTCGCTGACGCTGTGCGTATAAGGCACGAGAAGAATGCAGAGTAACGAACTGGTTGCCAAGAATCCAGAGAATGCCACCGCTGTGGTTGATAAGTATCTTGTCAATCCCGGCGGATTCCTGGAGGACATCCTGGGCATGGAGCTGGATACATGGCAGAAAGATGTTTGTGACAGCATTGCAGAGAGAGTCAAGAAGGTTATCGCTGAGACGTTGGTCCAGCCTGACCCTGATAAGGTTGATCGTAATATTAGAATTGCCGTTTCCAGCGGTCACGGTATTGGTAAGACAGCACTGACAGCAGGGATCAACCAATGGTTTATCGCTGTGCATCCTGATCCTTATGTTGTTTGTACCGCCAATACTAAACAGCAGCTGACAGAGAAAACGTGGCGTGAGCTGGCCAAATGGCATCAAAAGAGCCTTTTAAAGGATTGGTTTGAATGGACTGCCACACAATTTAGGCATCGAGACTCCCCAGCCACATGGTTCGCAACCGCTGTACCCCAGACTGAGCACAACTCTGAGGCATTTGCTGGTGTACATGAGAAGTATGTCTTGCAAATATTTGATGAGGCATCTAAGATCCCGAGTATTATCTTCGATGTTGCAGAGGGAGCCAGCGCAAAGCCTGGAGGATACAGGATCTGGTTGATCTTTGGTAACCCGACGAACAACACCGGGGGATTTTATGACGCCTGCTTTGGTGCCAGGACCCACAGATGGCATCAGATTATAGTTGATGCAAGAGATGCTAAATATAGTGATCAGCGGCTGATTGATGAGTGGAAAAAGGATCACGGCGATGATAGTGACTTCTTCAGGGTTAGAGTAAAAGGATTGCCGCCGAGGCAAAGCATTACGAACCTCATCGGCGTAGAGCTGGCTGAAGCAGCCGTCAAACGGTATTTAATGCCTGGGCAGTATGACTTTGCCCCTAAGGTATTATCGGTTGACAGTGCTCGATTTGGGGATGATGAGACCGTGATCAGCTACCGGCAAGGCATGAAGCTGCACTGGCAGAAAGTATATCGAGGGCTCAGTGAGACCAAGATAGCCGAGAAAACATTGATACATATCAATGAGGTCAACCCGGATACGACGTTTTTTGACGTCACTGGCGGTTACGGTGCTGGAGCCCACGACATCCTGAAAGACCTGGGATATCGTGTGGTTAGCGTTAACTTCGCCGAGAAGAAGGGCGTCGACAATGAGTTTGAGAACCTGCGTATCCAGATGTGGGATAACTGCAGAGTATGGCTGGAGCGTGGTGATATCCCTAATGATCAGACATTGGTCAGGGATCTTACCACTCCTGACTATTTTTATAACAAAACCACAGGTAAGAAACAATTGGAATCCAAGGATGATCTGAAGAAGCGGCTAGGACGCTCACCCGACAAGGCAGATTCCCTTGTGATTTCATTTGCTTATCCTGTTAAGAAACAAATACATCAGCCGGTAATAGAAGAGCCGATGAATTGGAGAGCTATTTAATGGACGCACTGACCAAGTTTCTCGAAGCGGCGATGCCCGTTGACGGCACGATGGATCTCACCAAGTTTACGGACATCATGACCGAGCTGGAAAACCAGCCACCTTGGAGAGCCAGAGCTGACCGTGAAGCTGACTATTACGATGGCAACCAGCTGGACAGTGCCACGCTGCAGGAGATGGCAGCTCGGGGTCTGCCGCCTGCTATCGAACCGCTGATTGGTGCCGAGATCGATACGATACTGGGCATGGAAGCTAAGACCAGAAAGGATTGGCGTGTACTTCCTGACGGCGATAAGACCGGGGATGACGTGGCTGAAGCCATGAATTACAAAGTCAATCAAGCTGAACGGCGAAGCGGGGCCGATAGAGCCTGCAGCGATGGATATGCCAGCCAGATAAAGGTGGGCATCGGCTGGGTTGAGGTAGCAAGAGAACGAGATCCCTTTAAATACCCGTACCGCTGTGAGTTTATCCATCGTAACGAGATATATTGGGATTTCTTGAGTGTTCGCCCGGACATAGACGACTGCAGATACCTTGTGCGGAGAAAATGGACCGACTTGGATCAGGCAGTCGTCTTGTTCCCTGACCACGAGGATCTTATCCGGATGAGCACCAGCGGCTGGCAGGGCTTCGACATCAGCGGCTTCGTAACTGACGGTGGATCTGCAACAGACTTGGCGATGGCGGAGCTGACTGAACGTGGATGGTCCGTCGAGGAGCAGCAGTGGAGAGACCGAGACAGCCAGAGAGTCTGTCTGTTCGAGATCTGGTACAAGACGTGGGAAGAGGTTCTGATCTTCAAGACCAGGGATGGCCGAGTGGTTGAGTATGACTTCGAAAATCCTATACATCTGCAAGCTGCAGCTGTTGGCATACCTCTTGAGAAGCACGTCATCAGCCGTATGAATCTCGCATGGTATCTCGGACCTCATAAGCTACACGATGGTCCAAGTCCATATACTCACAACAAATTTCCTTACGTTCCCTTCTGGGGCAAGCGTGAGGACAGAACCAATACACCTTATGGGTTAATCAGGGCTATGGTTTACCTGCAGGATGAGATCAACGCCAGGATCAGCAAGATGCAATGGCTACTCTCTTCTGTGACCACAATCAGGACTGAAGGTGCTGTACGTGGTGGTGACTCTGCGTTCCGGCAGATGGTAGCAAGACCCAACGCTGACATCATCCTTGACGCTGATGCCATGAAGCAGGAGGGTGCTCGCTTCGAGATCCAACGCAACCAGGACCTCAACCAGCAGCAATACAACAGGCTGCTGGATCTCCGGGACAGCTTAAAGAAGGTGACAGGTAAGACAGATGCATTGGATGGCAAGAATACCAACATGCAGAGCGGCACGGGTTATGAGTCCATGGTTGAGCAAGGTACTCAGGCACTGGCCGACATTAACGATAACTTTGAATTCTCTCGGGAAGCAGTTGGTGACCTGCTGTTATCTATGGTTATCGAGGATTCTATACAGGAAGGCATGCCGGTGCTCATTGATGGTGGCGTGACTGGCGATGATAGAGAAGTTATCCTCAACGATCCACAGTATGATGAGGCTACAGGCACCAGATACCTTGACAATGATGTAAGTCGCACTAAACTCAAGGTAGTTATGAGCGATGTGCCAAGCACCTCAAGCTTCCGTAATCAGCAGCTCAGTGCCATGAGTGAGGCATTTAAGTCCATGCCTGACGATTATCAGGCCGTGGCTCTACCGCATCTTCTGGATCTGATGGATATTCCGGATAAGGATAAGATCGTGGATGCCATCAAGCAGCTGCAGAACAATAGTAGCGAA